CCTCTTGCTCCATTTTTTTTATTTCAAATTGAGACTTAGCTTGTTCAATTTGTATTTCAGTTTCGGCTAAAGCTTGTTGTTTTTGAACCTCAGCTAATGCTGCTTTTTCTGCAGCTTCAGCATTTGCTTGAGCTTGAACTTCTATATTTTCTAATTGTTGTGCTCTAGCTATTTCCTGTTTTTTCTTTTGTCTAGCTTTTAAACTTTGATTAGCTAATTTAATATTTTTTATTTCTCTTAAATCAATTGCATCTTCTAAACCTATATTTTGTTGTTGAAGAGCCATTTGTATATTTTGTTCTAAAGAAGCTTTTTCTTCTTCTTCTGGTTCTAATTCTAAAAATATTCCAAAGTCATGCATACTTAATTTTTCAATTTCCATTAAAGTATTTGTATTAAAAGTATTAATACTTGTTAATAAACTTTGTTTAGTTAAAGGAAATTGTAGCATATCAGCAGCTCTTAAACTTATATTTTCACACGTCCTAATAGTTAAATACATTAAAGACTGTAAAATATGCTTAGTAGCTGTATTAGAATTTGCAGCTGCTAATTTTTGTAAACCAACTAAAGAATCTTTTGCAGGCACACTACCATCTCTTGCTTCATTAAGACCAGTTACATCTCTTATCATTTGTAAATAATATTGATAAGTTTGTATCATTGATTGTATTTTACCCATTCCGTTAGAAGTTTGTAACTCTTGTACAGGTACTTTACCTCTATTTAATTCTCCGTCTTGCGTTAAAGATCTACCAACTATACTACCAGTTTGAAAATACATATTTAATGCTTCTGCTGGATTATAATTTGTACCATTACCTAAATCTACTTCTGCTAACCCATCTACATCTAAATATACACCATCTGGAACCATTTTAGATAACACTTGTTGTAATTTTAAATGAGTTAATTGAATCATATCTGCAAAACCAATACTTTTACTAACTAGCGATTCAATTCTTCCTTGATATAATCTAGGCGCACTAATAACATAATTCATATTAACTTTAGTGGTGTCTGCATATGGCCTTGTCATATTTTCACTTAATTCCCATTTAAGTAAATTATTACCTAATCCTAAAACTTTAGCACCACAATATAAAACTTCAATAGATCTTGCTACTCTTTCAAAATTATCATTTGGTGGTGGATTAAATGTATCTGGTTTTTCTAACATTTTTTCAAGTCCTTGTTCGGTTTGTTTTATTTTAAAAACTTGATCTTGATATGTTTTATATTCAAAATATAAAACTTGTACCTGGTCTTGAGTTTCTTGACCCCACCATGTATTTTCTACATAAGAATTTCTTCCGGGATATTTTTGTATTTCTTCTAATTCAGCATCAGTTAAATTAGGAAATTGTCTTTTAAGTTCAGATAAAGACATATTTTTAACTTCACCTACATAATAAATATCTTCAAAATTAGGATCATCACTATATGAATATACTATATTAGCCGGATTTACATAATCCACAGTAATTCCTTCTGATAAATTAAAATCAGTTTTAACACAACCAATTCCTAAAACCGTTAAATCATAAGCTAATCTTTTTTTAACTTCATCATATTTATTATAAGCAAGAATATTATCTAATAATTCTTCTTCTGCAATTTCAATACTTTGTTTGTATGTTAATTGCATATATAAATCTAATTCATTAATATCTTCAGGAAGTTTTTTAGGATCATTAGATGAATAAAAATTTTGTCCAGTAAGTGCTATTAATTGATCAATTTCTGCTTTATTTTCTAAATCTCTTAAAGCATTTTCAGCATATGTAGTTCGTTGTTTTGTAGCAAAAGGATCTTGTGCGTAAGATTTTATTTCATATCCTTTGTCTGTCATACCATTTACAACAATATCAACAAATTTAGATAAAATAGGTACTGGTTTCCAGTCTAAATTAAGATAAGATAAATCACCATTAATAGCTAATTCATTTTTATATTTTTGAACAGGTTGTTCTCCTCTAGCATATAATCTTAATCTATTAAAATTTTGAAAATTACTGATAAAACGGTTTTGACCGCTGGAGTTTCTAAACCACTCGTGCTCAATAGCTTGTGCTACCTGTAATCCATACTCTCTAGATTTTTTCTCTTCTTCAGGTACCACCTGATCAGGGAAAGAACTATTATAGTTAATCTTAACCATCTAATTTAGTATTTTTGAATTTACTCCTTTATTGTCGTATTTTTTGAAAGTCAAAGGTACAGTTGTTATTTTTCTTTCAGCTATTGGTCTATATCTATTTTTATTACAAGCCATAATAGCTAAACCAGAACTTATTGAGGCATCATGTAGCGTTCTATTGTTGATATTAAATTTAGCCCAATCTTCTAAGGTACGTTGAAAATATAAATCTCCATAATTATCCCCCGTATATCCTATAAAATTTTCTATATAATCTTCTATAGCAGCTGCGTGAGCTTGTTTAATATCTTCACTTGAGTTAGGTATGCCACCTATTTCTCTTTCTGTTACTGATAGTTTATTGTAAATTTTATCCGGTCTATTCATAGAGTATCCTCTATAACCTCTTCTTTTTAAATAATATAATAATCTTGGTTTGTTATTTTCTGCAAGTAGTGGCATTCCATAAAATACTAATGCCATTAAAACATCTTCAAAAAATATTTCTGCTGTTTGAGGTCGTGCTATATATTCTAAAAAAAACATATTAGGAGGAACATCCTCCATTGTAAATTTAGTAAGTCCATGCAACGATCCTTTGGAACCTCTACCATCAACTGTTCCTGAAATATCATAAGGATCACACCCAAATGATCCACAATCTAAATTTCCAGGATATTTTATTCCATTTTTAACATTATATCTATTTTGTAAATTAATAGGTGGTATCCAAGTTATAAAAAATCTACCATTATTATTAGGAACAAAAATTACTCTAGTATCTTTAATACCATTTTCCCATTGAAAATTACCCTGACTAATAACATTCGTGTTTTTTAAATCTTCATTATAATCTATTTGTTCATAGATTTTAGTAAGATTAAATAAAGATTGCTTAGCTTCGTCTCTGAATGCGTGTTTTTCAGTTCTAGGAAATTGACGATAAAATTCATTTAAACTATCTTGATCTTCTTTTAAACCTTCTACTTCGTTTTCCCAATGGGAGATAACTCCGATATTAATTTGCGATCCGTCAATTCCTTTAACGGCTTTTTTTGGAGTTTCGAATACAGGTATCCCATAAGTATCAATGTATCCTTCGTAGTTCCATTCCATAGGTATGAACAAACTATATAATCCTGAATTAGTCTGTCCGTTGCGGTTTCTTTTTGTAACATCTGAAGCATCATATAATTTTTTAAAGTTATCACCACCTTTATCTAAAGCATTAGAGGTAGATCCCATCATACATTTTCCTACTATTCTACTACCTAATCTTAACGTTGTTTTCGTGACTCTCCAGTTGTTCTGGATATTATCAGGCCTCTCCCATTTCCCTGATTCGTCATGGGCAAGGAGTTGTAATTTCTCCCCATCATAGGAGTTGTCGCCGGTATTCTTCCAGTCGATTGTTGTGTCCAATCCTTGTATCTCTTCAACTTTGGTATTCTGGTCCAGTTTTTTTCTGGTAAGTTTCGAGGCAGGGACTCTATAAGCGAGTTCCGTCTTGGGGCGGTCCATACCGTCCTGGATTGGTTTGAAAAAGAACGGGTAATTAATTGATATTGGTACAACCTTATCTGTAAACATCTTTTTCGCATCTGCTCCAGTTTTAGATAATATTCCATATCGCGAATCTGAGGATATAGTGGCCTGGTGTACCAGTTCTGAGGATGCCATAAAAGAAAATCCCGATCGGCGGTTCTTAAGGTAGCACATTCCATAACACCTATTATCGGATTTACACGCTTCCCAAAAAATGAAGAAAAGTCTGTTAGATTCTCTGAATTCTGGTTTCCCAACATCAATCTTGGTCCACTGCAAGTACATATAATGAGAACCAGTAAGATAAGTGGGAACGCCTTGGTTATAAAACCAAAAGCCTTCTTCACGTCTTTTAAATTCTTCATCAATGTAATCATACCATTTGTTTTTAAAATCTAAAGAAGTATTATCCCAATCAAAAACTGTTTTAAGTCTATCTAAAACTTTAGGATAATCAAATACTTCCCAGAGTTGTTCTTCTTTTTTATTTGATCTTTTATATATTGTTTGTTTTAACGGTAAAGCAATTTTAAGACCTTGGATTTCATATATTTCCCCAATTTGGCCAGTTTTGCTAATAACCACGATATCATGCTCTTGATCGTATCCATATTTCCATTTTTTATATCTATTATTTCTATTTAATATTTTTGGTTTAATATGATCAGGTAAAATTTTATATAGAGTTTGTGTATATGTCATTTGGATCTCCCTTCGGCAAAACCTTTAAAGTTATTACCTCTGTTTTCTTTTTTTATTTCTTTTAACATATTCTCTTCTTCTTCTATACGATTTAATATTTCAAAAGCATCAAATACAGCTAATTTTTTTGTGGCAGCCGCGTTTTTTAATCTATCAGCCGAAACATCATCTTCTGAATCTACAATTTTTTCTTTAGCTACTTTAATTAATTCTTCAACTGCTTTTTGCCCAGCTTGGATTATACTCTTTTTGGTTTGTTTTGTGTTCATATTTAATTACAATATCATTTGATTCCATACAATATAAAAGCTCATTATTAATTATAAACTCAAATTCTCGCATAGGTTTAAACCCTACTATATTCCCTGGAGTGATTTCAAGTGCTTCTAATGAACTATTACCATATTTTAGTATACCTTTATTCTTTATTATTTTTTCACCTTCTAATAAAGGTTTTACAAAACAATAATTTTCGTGAGTAATCCATGTAT